AGCCTCCTGCTGTCGGCGGGGTACAGCGTGAGGTCCTCTCCCGTAAGCTCCCTGTACCTCGCCTGATAGTCCGCCACCATGTCGTCCACTATCCCGTCGTATGTTATACCCTCCTCATCAAGAAGGTTAATCTCCGGCAGGTTTGAGAATACGTCTATCTCACTCACTGCTTATCACCATCCTCATCTTATTGTCTTTATAGCTTATCTCGCTCACCCCTGCCCTGTCCTCCCATATCCCGCACTGTGTTATGACCTCGGTGGCATACCTGTTGAGGGCTATCTCCGATTCGCTTTCGGGCGGGTAGTTTTTGACACCCATGCCCCTCATGTACGGTGCGGAGCCATACGGCGTCTCCGCTATGGTGGAGATGCTATTCGTGATTGAATCCCTCTCAGTGTCGGTCATTGCCTCCGCCATCCTGAAATCTATTGTCATGCGTGCCTCCTTACTTCGGTATTGTCAGCACCTGCCCTGGGTATATCAGGTTCGGGTTACTGATTTTGTCTTTGTTTGCATTATATATCTTTGTGTACTCCGAGCCTTTGCCATAGAAGGACTTGGCTATGTTCCACAGGCAGTCCCCCTTAACGACTGTATATGTGTCGCTTGTTGACACCTCTGGCTCGGTTTGCGCCGACTCCCCTACAGTCCTTGCCGTGGGTACTGTCGTTATGAGTGCCACCTTGTTAGCGTACTCCTTGAGAGTGACTGCAAATGTCATCTTAATTGGCCTTCCGTCAGAGTTGAAAAGTGTGTACCCCTGTGACACTCCCGTTATTACGTATGGGTTTGTACCCACCTTTCTTCCGCCAAGTATGAAGTTTACGGCCTCGCCTGAATCCTTCACCCCGTCAAGTTTTTCCTGGACCTGTGTGGGGCTCACCCCGTACCTAGCGTCGGCCACAATGGTCAGTGTCACCTCGTCAAGCCCGTTCTTATTAAATTCGAGATACGGCTTCCCGCCGTTCCTCTCATGCTCCCCATACTCCGCTGTCGAGCTGCGCTGCAGGTCGTTAAACGACAGGATGCTGCCTTTTCCATCAACCGATGTGCAGTAGAATGATATATCGCCTAGGTTTCCCACATTTCCCATTCTGCCGCCTCCTTATCTGTTTATGTCAGTGCAGGTGATTCTCCCGACATCAATGTCCCCTGCCTTTAGCTTGTTGATTACAAGGTTCTCCGCCGTTATGGACATCTTCCTCTCATTGGGTGAGTAGCTGACCCTTGCCCCGTCTGAAAACTCCTTGTAGAATACCCCCTGCTCGCCGCCTGATGGTTTGTTCTGAGTGTTGAATATCCTGCCGAGTATTACACCCTTGCCTAACTGCCCACCCGTCTCCTCGAATACCGCCGCCACCGTGTCCCCTGGGGATGGCATCTCGTAGCATGTGGCAATGAATGGCACTGATTTGATTATCTGTCCCTCCCTGTCTGGGATTGATACGCTCGCCGTACCTGCTGCATAATCTATTGATGATATGCTTGTGTATAATAATGCCGCCATAACTCCTCCTAGAAATCGGTGCACGCCAGATGCGCGGTGATAGCCACCGTGTACATGCCGCCTTGTTTTGAATGTGTAACGCTGTCTATAAAGTATTTCCCGTCAAGCCTGCCGAATCCAGATAGTGTGAAGCAGTCGGCTGCAAGGTATTTCGCACTTCCCATCATCTTCAGCGTGATTGTCTGGCTGTTGCGTATATTCTCCCTGAGTGATGCCTTCGCCTTTTTCTCGGCATCCTCCAGTGATTCCGCCTTTGTCGTTATAAACTGCTGCCTGCTGCCCATCTTGCCTGGAACCGTGTATTCATAGGTCAGTGTCTTGCCGTTTGTATCTGTGTACTGTATCTTGACGCTGTCATACACCGTCGTGGTCTGCCTCTTAATGGTGTATACGCCATTTCCACCCAATTGGCTGCGGCTCACCGTATATAGCGGCTCCTTCTTTTCATATTCCGTCTGGTCGTATATGACCATCTTCTCATTGTAGAGCTTCAGGGCGAGGCCGTAGTCCGAGCAAAGCGAGTATGCAAAGCTCAAATCTGTCTTTCCTGTCTGTTTCGCCGAATCTACGTTTATGTCTTCCGCATCGAACACAAGACCTATGCCCGCCGCCCCTGCTATGTCTCCCAGTATGGTCTTGACCGTGGTCTTTTCCCATGTGCGGTTTTTCTGTTTTACGTTAAAGTTGCTGTCCGTGGGCGTTGATATTCCCGACAGCTTCAGTCTGCATGGGAAGCCCGTGTATGACAGCGAGTCAACCGTAAATGTGCCGCAGTATATTCTCCCCTGCCTGTAGTCCGCCGCCCACTCGGAGACCTCCAGCCATGCCTTGAAGCTGTCATCATCCTGCGGGTAGAAGCCATCCATCCATTTCCCGTCTTTGTCGGACAGGTCAAGTGTCATCGTGTCCGCCGCTCCCGTGGCATTGTCCTTCCAGGTAAACGACCCACAGTCATCCGCTATAATATTCGTGGCCTCCACGCCGTTGTACTCCATAAGGAGTTTTGACCTCATTGTGTTCATCCGTTGTCCCTCCATGGCGCCGTACCCGAAACGGCCGACGTGTTGTCTGTCTCAGGGCACCATACATTTGTACCCGCCGAAAATATGTAGGTGTCTATAAGCTCCCTGTTCTCCGTGGCTGTCATCAGCATGCCCGCTAAAGTCTCGTCATTGTACACCTTCCATGCTATGTAATCCCACATGTCACCCTGTCTGGTTGTGTAGTAATATCCTCCCATGGCGCCTCCTATCCAAATGATACCCTCTGGTTCTCACGCTGTATGTCGCTTATCATGTCCCTTAACTGGTCAAGTGTCAGTGACAACGCTCCCTGCACGTCCTCCTTTGTCGCGGAGCCCTGCACCATTACGTTGGGGGCAAATGACACCCTTATGCTCTGGGTGTTGATTGTATTGCCTCCGAGACTGTTTAGGATTTTTTCATCCCTGGACTCATCCGTGGACATCGTCGTAATGCCTGCTGTCGAATCCCCTCCCACGCTTTTGAGCAGTCCAAGCCTCTCGCCCGCCTCTGTCCAGAGCGCCGCCGCTCTGGGTGTGCCGTCAAGTGGTATCGCCGCCTCCGGTCCCTCCTCGGCGAACGTTGTCAGTATCGGGCTGTCATATATGCCGCCCTCCGCATTTGAGTACAGTTTACCGCCTGTAAACAGGGACAGTGGGTTTGACCCCAGCAGTTTGAAATATGGGTTAAGCACTATGTCGAGGTCGGAGTTCGCCGTGAATCCCTGCGAGAAGTACTCATCTATCTGCTCCTGGCTCCATGCGTACATCCCCTCTATTTCAGGCTCTGCCGTGTCCTTCGCGTACTGTCCGAGTTCCTCGTATGCCTTGTCGGTCGCCTCCTTGACGGAATCAGTGTCGAATGCGACCGCATTCTTGCCCGTCTTGGATGCGATGGTGCCACTGTAATCTTTCCATGTGTATGTTACTTCTGATTCCGACTCATCCTTGAACCTCTCCTCTGGGGCTGCCGCCTCCTTGGTGTACCCTGGTGCAACATCGGCAAGGCTTGTATCGTAGGTGTTGGAGAAGCCCTGTTTTGCAGGTGTCCTGTAGGAACCGTTTGTTATATTCTCGTATGCCTCGTTTACCGTCTCACTGTCTATTGATGTGCCACCTGTGTCATACTGGAGATTCTTGGACACGCCGCTGTTTGACGTCACGTTAAAATCGCTGCCTGATGCCCTCTTTTCCACGTAGTCGTTGAAATTGCCGTACCCTTCAACGGAATATCCCGTCAATTCCTCGTAGTTGTCCTCGGCGTATGTCTTTGCCGCGCCCTCTCCCGCCGACTCCACCGCTTGGTTTGCAACATCCCTGTAAAGTGCCTGCGTGTCATCCTTGGATGCCATGGCCTGTAGGAGCTCTATGTTCCTGATTGCCCCTGTTACCGTGTCCTGTGTCTCGCTGTCGAGGCTGTACCAGTCATTCTCTACTATGTCGTATAGCGACTGTATTGCAGGCTCCATCTTGTCAAGAAGCTCGTTTATTGCATCCTTTGAGGCGTCGTCTATGCCATTGTCGCGGATTTCTTGGATGACCGCATCCCATGTTTTGAATGGGCTGTCCTTCCATTCGCCCTCATCCCCGTTGTACTTCTCAAGGGTGTCCGCGACAAGCTGTGTGTACTGTTCTATCTCGTCTCCGTAGCCGTTGTCTATGGTGTTTAACTCGAACTGGAGTGCCTTCATGCTGAGCTCGGCTTTCTGGTTGGCGTACTCTTCCTTTAACGCATTTATGGCGCTGTCGTACTCCTCCCTGGTCATGGCTTCCTCGCCCTCGCCATTTTGGTATGCGTTGGTAATCGCCTGGTAGTTCTTCACAAAGGCTTCGTCATAGGACTCCATTGCACTGTCTACCTGGTCTGATAGCTCTTCCTCCAGTGCCTCGTAGCTTTCAGGCGTGAGCTTTATTCCCGAATAGTCCTGTTCCATGAGTGCGAGCCTTGCGTCCAACTCTCCGACCGCAAGCTGGCTCTGGATGTCCGCCATCTGTCTTTGGATTTCGGATATTTCCTTCACCTCGTCTATGTCGAGCAGGCCGTCGTTGAATGCGTTTGTGACCGCCTCGTTTAACTTCGTTCCCAGCTCCGTCAATTCGCCGTACTTATCGGAATAGAAGTTGTTGACCTTGGACACTATATTGCTCTCCTCCAGGTCTGCATCGTCGAATGTCACTTCCATCGAGAGCTGTACCGCGTACTGTGCCTGTAGCGCGTATTCCTGCGCTGCCTTTACATAGCTTTCTATCTCCGACTTGTATGCATCGTTTTCATCCTCCGTGAGCGTGAGCCCTATGGACACCTTCCAGTTGTATTTGTTTAGTGTCTCCACTGCCTCGTCAATCTGCTGCTGGTATTCGTCAAGCTCGCTGAACTGTTCGAGTGCTTCAAGCACGCCCGTCAGTGATTTTGAACTTACTATATTGGCTGCTGCCGCCTCTATATCCAGCATCGACAGGGATATGTCCCCGAACCTGCCCTCAAGGTCGGCATCCTTTGCAGCCTCGGCAAGATCATCCAAGTGTCCCTTGAACAGTCCGATTCCCACACATGCCGCCGATGCCGCCACTCCCGCCGCCGTCACAGGGTTAGTAAGCAGCTGTGCTATCTTCAACCCCGCAGTTGCCGCTTTGACTGCCACTATCTGCGCCGCCACCGCCTTGAGTGCGCCTGCGATTGTCCCTTTGTTTTTGATTATCCAGTTGCCCGCCGTTATTCCGTTTTCCCAGAGTGTCTCTATGCCGTCCTCCATCCCGTCGAGCATGTCGGCAAAATCCTTCTGGTGCTCGGCTGCAAATTCCGCAAGGGCGTCCGTCACCTTTGGCAGGCTGGTGGCGAGCCAGTTTATAAAGTCCTTTGCATCGTCGGAGAATACGTCAACGAGCCTTATCTGCATATCTTCCTTGGCAGAGTTTAGCTTTGCTTGGGCATTTTCTAAGGTATCAGTGGTGGTATCATACATTTTCTGCAATGCACCATTACTGTTCTCCACCTGTTCTTCAAGCAAATCCCATGCTGATTCTGTTCCGTCAGCCGCCCCACGCACCCCTTCAAGCAGGTATTCAAACTGTGAGTAGTGGTTTGTACCCGCAATCTTCTTGAGGCTCAATGCCCGCTGCTCATCCGTCAGGTCGGATAATGCCCCGTCAATCAGTTGCAGGCTTTCCTTCCAGCCGATAAACTCACCGTTGTCATCCCAGATGTTGACGCCCAGGTTGTCCAGTTCGCCAATGGCCTGCGTGTTTCCTGCCAGCCTTACCATGATGGCATTAAGGGCTGTTCCCGCCTCTTCCGCCTTGGTGCCGTTGTTTGCCATGATGCCCAGCGAGGTGATTGTATCGTCAAGGCTTGCACCAAGCACCCTTGATGCACCACCTGTCTTTACCAAAGCCTCCATGAGCTGTTCGGAAGTGGTGTTGGCGTTGTTGTTGGTGATGATGAGCTTGTCCATATAATCCTCCAGCCCGTCAACGCCTAATCCCAGCGCACTCATTGAATCGGTCACAAGGTCACTGGTGGTCTGCAGTTCCGCACCTGTGGCTGCTGCCATTTGGAGCATCGGTGTCAATCCCTCTATGGAATCCTGCACGCTCCAGCCCGCAAGTGACATATACTCCAGAGCCGAAGCGGATTCCTCGGCCGTGTATATGGTGCCGCGCCCTGCATCAAGCGCCGCCTCCTTCATGGCTGTGTATTCCGCCTCTGTAGCCCCAGAAATGGATTTAACCGTCGCCATTTCCTGTTCAAATCCCTTGTATGTATCTACGGCGTTGGATATTGCCAGGGTCGCCGTGGCTGCCGTCGCTGTCACACCCGCCGCTATGCCTGCCGCCACCTTGTCGGCCACGGAGTTGAGCCCTTCGAGCCCTTTTTCCGCCTCACCGAGCGCGGCTGTCCAACTTGCCGAGGTGGATGCCCCAAGTTTTACCTCCAGCTCGTATGTGCTTTTATTCGCCATGTGCGTTTCCTCCTATCTCCTGTTGTTCCTTGCAGCCGCCCTTTCCTTATCCGCCTCGTTTATGTCCTCAACCAGCGTCATGAATTCGGATATGGGCATATTCATCAGGTATTCAATCGAACTGTTCAGCCTCATCGACACCCTGACCGCCGTCTTCCTGAGATTTTCCGCGAAGCAGTCCCCTGCCCCTAGAATAAAAAATGTATCGCTATCCTTGACGTAATACCCTGCATGTCCTTCCACTTTAGCATGTTGAAAAATTCTATCGGGTATCCCGTCACCCTCATCGCTATGTGCTTTGTATATGTGATGTCCCTGAACTTGTCCCTTGGATGGTAGTTCATCTTCGACATCACCCTTTCAACATACTCTGCATCGGCGGTGGTAAGGTCCTCAAGTCCTCCCAGGTCAACCTCGCTTATCTCCGCCCCGTTAAAGTTGTACGTCCTTGACAGTTTTACATTGTACGGCATTTTTGCATTTATATCGTCATTATCCGCCGCCGTATGGTCTGCTGCCGCTTCCAGCCCTGCCTGCTCGTCATCGACGGTGTCTTTCAAAATTTCTTCTTCCTTCATTGTCTGCCTCTCTTTCCAATCTGGCGCAGGGCGGACCCCCGCGCCAGGTTAAATTATTTAAATATACTGCTGTATATCGGATGTTAAATCCACACCGCCGATTACAGCCCGCCCGTTTAGCTTGTCTATCTCGGTCACGGTCTCGTCGTCAATTACCTCCTTGTAGTAATAGACCTCCTTGGTGATGCTGGGCTTGCCGTAGCCTGCCTTCTTAAGCGAGCCGAAATTGACCGCCTTTGTCATGCCCCTTACGGTGATTGTGCGCTGTTTGAGCGTCTTTGTACTGTTCTCTGGGTTTATGAACTCCTGTGCGCTCCTCATTATGATTGGCAGGTTGTCCTTGTATGCGATTTCAAGCGTCTCCTTTGATATGTTCGAAAATGGTATCTCAATCTCCACACTCTGGAACTGCCCCACTGCGGGTGAATCAATCTCGCCGCCCATGCCCGCCAGGCTTATTGACTCGCTTACGTTCTGGAAATTGGGCAGTGTGACCTCGTCGGTCACGCCGATTAGTTTGTTCTCTTGTGTGGCTGTGTCAGTGTACACGTTGAAGTTGTTGATTTTGTCGGGTATGTACTTCATTATTCTTCACCTCCTGAAAGTGCGTCCTCTAGAATCTGTGAGTTCCATGTGAAGCTGTTGTCAATGGACTCTATAGGCGTGTAATCGGCATACTTTGTGTGGAATACAAAGTGGCCTTCTATAATCTGGGCTATCGGGTTCTCTTCCTTGTTGAATACAATCTCTGCGCCCGCAAGGTAATCGGGTGTAAGCGCGTTGAGGTCGGCGTTGTAGTTTGAAACAATTGAGTCAATCGTCTTATAACTTCCATCCGCGCCGATTGATGACAGATACTCGGTCTTGAACCTGTTTTCAAGATAGTTGCACATCATTACGCATTTGATGAACCTGTTGTTTGGATCAGTGTTGTCAGGATATGCAGCTGTATTGTTGCCCCAGCACTTCCAGCCGCCCAGATATGCGAATGAGAGCACGCCGTATGCATTCAGGTAATTGTTTACCTGCTTCTGTGTCAGATGTAGCTCCTTGCCGCCTTCGAGGACAACCCCGTCAATCGGAACAGATTTGTTGTCGGGTGAGGCGGGAACGCCCGCGTTGCGTGTGGTCAAATACTGTAGCATTGCCGCCACTGCTGCGGAGGCGTATATCTCCACACCGCCCATAAGCACCTTCGGCCAGCAGAGCACAGTCCACCTTGTGAATGTGCCAAGAGCATCCTTTGCCGCCTTTACATCCTCTATCCTCGTGGTTGACTCGGATTCCACGTCAACGACCGCTATTGCGTTTGTGAGTTCACCTACAAGCTCGGCCTTTGCCTCCAACGCTGCAGCGACGGTTGCGTTCCTTGAGTACCCTGGTGCGCTGATGATATTTGGTATCATCCCAAAACGGCTGTACACCTCGTCGCATAGTTCAACACCGCTTCTTACCCCCGCCTCGGTGATGCCGCCGATAATGTCGCTTTCAGTTACGCCCGTGGGCTCAAGCTTTGTATATGCGATTGTCAGCTTTGATGCCTCCTTAAACTTTCCGTCATCCGTCACAGCGATTGTTGCAAAGCCTTCCGCCGTGAATTCGACTACATAGTCAACATCAGGCTCGCCCGTGTTGTCCTCTCCGTCAGACACGACCAGTGTGTTTAGGAGTACCCCCTCGTCTGGGAGTGTGACTCCGCCCTTTGTAAGCTCGTACTCAATGCCCGCTACAGCGCTCACATGCTTTGGGTTTGACGGGTCAAGTACGTTTATGAGCACTATCGGTGCCGTCCCTACCTTCATAAGTGATGCAAGCACCGCCTGCATGAGCGTGTAGTCCTTGTAATTTGTGCTAAGCCCCACGCCTGACTTTACCTCGCCCCTGTTCTTGACAAGGATTGGAATGTTGACCGCCCCCGCGGGGTCGTCAAGCAAATTTACAGGCGCCGTTCCTATCACTACCTGCACCCCCGCCGCTTGTGTGGCCTGGATGCTTATGTCGGAATCCCTGCTTGTGGTTATTCCATGTTTGTAATCTGCCATGGTTTCTTACCTCCTGGTTTGTTCTATTTTTTTGTATGTTATGTGCAAGAATGAGCCTGGTCTTCTCAGCTCCTTCTTGGCTTCGACAATATTGTCCATCCCCACAAAAAGGTGGCGTGCGAGCGGGTTGACCCCGCACGCCCTCTCTATCACCTCCACGGGGTGGTACGTGTATACCTGGTTCCTATGGGCGATGCCCTTCAGGTCAGGTCCGATGTACATCGTGCTCATATCAGCTCACCAATCCCTTCCATGTGCGCACCTGGTATCTTCCATGTTGTGATGAAGTCGCACTCGTACTCATTTTGCATGCACTCGTCATTGAAGCGTTTGTGCTTCTCCTTCTGCATCTCGTACCTGCCGTCTATTATTCCCTTCTTGGAAAGGTGCAGGTCTATCTGGTTCATGAGGTTTGCAAGGACTATGTCGCCATTGCGTGCGGGGTCCATCGACAAGAAGCTCATGGACATGTGCATCTGTACTATCCAATCGCCTTCCTCGTCAGTATCCTCGTCGCCTATTATTACGATGATGTAATCTGTCTGGCGCCATTCCTCTTCATCATCCTTGAGGGGCAGGTTCTGCTTGTACACGTTGAAATCCTTCCAGCATGTGCCGTCATCATCCATGTTTTTGAGGCCCTGCGTGTCGAGCACCTCCCTGACCTCCTTCGTGAGAGCTTCCTGTAAATCCACGTCAGTCATGGGCTTCCTCCTTCCAGTACCCGCTTAATCTCATGTTCGAGCCTTTTCTGCAGCATAGGTCCCGCCGAGTTCCGAAACTGTGCCATCACCCTGTCATTTTTGACAATCTGCGGTATGGCGGGGGCTCCGACACCCACGAGTTTTTCACGTCTGGCAGTGTACTGCCGATACTGCCGCCTGAAAAGCCCCGTGAAGCTGCCGCCGCGCACACTCTGTATGAACGGCTTGTTTTCACCTGTAAGCTCTGTCCTGCCGTGGCCCCTCCTGACCGCCGCCTTGTACACCTTGACGTTTGGCTCCCCGTGGCTCCAGTGGATTACCTTATTCGGTGTGACCGCTTTTTTGTTGTTCCACAGGTACAGATTGCGGTGCTGCCCCTTGTAATCAAGCACCGCCGTGGGCTTTGACGCTGTAGCCTTGGTAATTTTAAGCACCTTGGAATTATTGACATCATTTCTGGTGACTAAGTAGTCCTTGCCTGCCTCTTTTGCTATGGCGCTCCTGCCTGTCACATACGCCCTGTTGGCTGCTCTGGCTATAACCTTGTCCGACTGCGACTCCAATACACCAAGCCGCCGCTTCACCTCGGATTCGTCTATGTATATCGTGGTGTTGATCATATGCTCCTCCTTATACCGTGTTGGTTCCGACGGCGATTGTGTACACGCCGTCTGTGTGCGACACCGCAAATACGAAGCATCTCCTGCCGTCAAGGTTTATCATGGAGCCGACCGTTATCTTGTGCCGCAGCTCCGTGTCCCTTGCATACAGCATGTGCGTCACACGGTTGATTGACGTGTCCTTTGGGATGAGTGTCGTCCTCATGACGTTGTTCACCGCTTTGGCATCATCCGCCCTCACCTCAGTCATGACCACGGTGCACTCCGCACCGTCTATAGTGTGGGTACTTGCAAATTCTCCAGTGTCGAAGTACGCGTTCTTTAGGTCGTCGGCGAATGCCTCTTTAAAGTCCATCATCACCCTGCACCGCCGTTTCAGATGTTTCAGCCGCCTCCTGCTTTTTCTCAGCCTTCCTCGGCCTTGCTTCCTTCTCCTCGGTTATGTACCCAGCCTCAAGCATCCATGCTTTATCGGTTTCTGACAGCCCCGTGACGGTCTGCCCCTCGGTGTACACCCTGCCGCCGACCCTTATTGTTGTGTTCGCCTTAATCATACGCGGCACCTCCCTTAGTCAGCATAGGTATCGTTCTGGTACTGGATTACCTTCGCCTTGAGTTCTTCGAGTTTCAGCTTGCTGTCAAGCCCGCTTAGGCCTATTGACTCCGCATACGAGATAACGTCAGCCTTTGCGCCCATAGCCCTTATCTCATCCTCCGTCTTGAGGTCCACGCCGTCTGTTGCAGGTTCGTCAGTGTCGACGCTGTTGTCAGCCTCGTCCTGGTCTTTTGCAATGTCATCATAGATGTTGGCCACAAGCCATCCATCCCAATCAAGCGGATACGGAATAGGTCTTGAGAACATCTGTACCTCCATCATGTTGTTACTTTCATCGACAACAGTCCTGGGCACAATCTTCTCGGCATATGATACAAAGCCGCCATTCTTTACGAATGTAACCTGCGCATATACGGTTGTACCCATTCCAGGGTGGAGGAATGCAATTGTTCCCTTTGGGAGCATCTCCTTTATCTGACCGTCAAGGTCCTCATACACCTCGTCATAGGTAAAGAGTGTGAAGATAATTCCGTTTACATTGATGTTACCGTTGCATGTAACACCGTCTGGGAGCTCCTTCTGGTCTATAACGCCTGTATTTACATGGAGCTTGTCGTAAAAGTCAAGGAAGTCCTTGTCAGTCATCAAATCCATTGATACATCGCCAGTCATTACGATGTCTGTAGCACGTACGCCTCTTTTCTTGAGCACGCTGGCAATCTTGTAAAACTCCTGGATCTTCTCAGCAGCCTTCATATCACTCCATGCCTTTGTGAACCTGTATTTATTCTTAAATTCGTTTCTGTAGAACTGGAGAATCTGTGTCTTTGGATGCGTGTCATTTGCCGCATCGTTTGCGTTTGCATAATGCTTCATCAAAATTTTTCCCGATGTAATGATTTCCGTACACATAAGCTCGTGCCTTCTAAAGATTGCCTTTCTCAAATCATCCATGTGCTCGGCTTGGATTTCATTCTCCCTCTGTGCCGGTGTCCTTCCAGACTCTGGGGATTCTCCAAAAGCTTTCTTTGCAAGCTCCTCCGCTGTAATTGGCATCTTTGGCGCTATGAATGGGGCGTCAACCTGTTCCGCTATATAGCCCTCGGAATCCATCACGATACCGCCTACCACGGGTATCACGAAAGGCGCGACCTTTCTGTTGCCCTTCTTAGTCTCAATAAGGGCTTTTTCTGAATAGTAAACTTTGCCGTCAGGAAAATAGCGGTTCTTGAAGAACTGAGATACCGGATACATTTTCTTGATGGCGTTGATTAATTTAACTGTTTCGACTACCATGTTTTTCTCCTCCCTATTTAAGATAGATACCCTTTCCTCTCAGGGCTTCTTCATCAGCGGCGGATATGTCGCTGTCTGTTACGATTTCGCTCTTGCGGAATGTACCGCTGATATATGCCTCCACCACAATATCCGTGTCATCTGAACTGTAGCTTGTGGTTTCAACTGATATTGCACTGGCTTCGTTGTCATCAGCTTTCTTAACTGAATAAACGCCGTTCTTGCAATATAAGAGCTGACCTCGCCTGATAACGCCCTCTTTGTCAGATGTCACGGACACCTGGACTGTAGTGGCGTCAATTGGATGCTTTGAATCATAAATGAGCTTATCCCTCTTAACTGTATAAGCCTCTCCATTTAAAAGCGCCATCTTATTTACCTCCCTTTAGATTATTAATGTGTGCAGCCATTTCGTCAGCCTCGTTGTCTGGCTCCTGTCCTGCATCTGGTGTGCCGATTCCAACGTTGTCCACGCCTGAATCACTCGAATCCCTCAAGGCATTCTGCATATACGCTCCTGCAAGTTTGTCCCCATTCACCATTGCCTGGTATGCGAGCGTGGGACCGTCAAGGGGTTTCTCGCCATACTTGGCTTCGTTTAGCGCCTCAGCCTTGACTGTTGCTGCGATTGCGTCGAGGGATTTGATTCTCTCCCTTTCGGAATCCCGACCGCTCTTTTCTGCTGCTGCCTTGATTTCCTCCATTTCGCCCTTCGCCTCTGGGTTCTCGGCTAAAAACTTATCCAGTGTCATCTTCTTGTTTCCTCCTTTATTTGTTGGTGTATCAGCAACGGTGTTGTCACCGATTGTCTGTGGATTAATACCGCCTGCTGCCTCGGCGGTCTTTATGAGCTTGATAAGCTCCATCGCTTTGTCCTCGGACATAATCTCTGTCTCTGATGCAACGATGCTGGTCATAAGGTTTTGGACATTTTCCTTTTCCGTTGGATTGCCAAAAATGTATCCGTCGGCAAAGCCTAGCTCTATTGCTTTTGCAGGGCTCATGTATGTGTCATTGTCCATAAGCTCCTGTATCTGCCCCCTGTCCATTCCAGTCTTTCTCATGTATACGTTGATGATGCCGCTATTAAATTCCTCCAACGCCTGTCCTTTCATGTGTATATCCCTGTAATCGCCCCGGGCTGTTGACTGTGTATTGTGAATCATGTATATTGCGGCATCCGACATAAGGGTTTCATCCGCTGCGCACGCTACTAGTGTGGCGGCCGACATTGCGCTTATTACATGCGCCGTAACCCTGCCCCCGTACTCTTTGACAGCCTTATACATTTCATATCCGTATACACATATGCCTCCAGGTGAGTTGATTTCAATAATGACATCATCACCCGCCGCCTCTTCAAGCCCCTTTGTAATATCATCAGGGCAGGCAGCCGACATCCCAAACCATTTGTACAGCCACGCCATATCATTTGACATTATCTGGCCTTTTATATTAATCTTCTTCATTAGGCTCTACCTCCTTATATTTATTGAAAATGCTGTTAGCCTCCGCCAGTTTCTCATTTTCATTAAGCAACGTTCTTACGTTGTCCTCATAATCACTTCCATTGATTGCCGCGCACTCATCCTCGTGTGTCGATAGACCATTGTTAATCCTCGTCACTGCGGCATTGGCCTCCTGTGCTGGATTGAGACAGCCCTGTGCTGGTCCCGTCCATGTGGCGTTTGTGTATGCCTGGCGTATGAGCGGGTCAGTGAAGAATCCAGGTGCGTTAATCCTGCCTTTGCTGACAGCCTCCGCAAACCAGATATTGTATATCTCCTGGCAGAAATCATTAACAAACCACTTGCGTCTCATCATAAAGGAGCGCCAGGTCTCGTTTAACGCACCTTTTGATGCTGAAAAGCTCTGTCCGAATTTCTTCATCAGTACTTCGGGTGATATTTCGAGCGCCGCGCCAATCATATTTGTGAATGCGCCCATGAAGCTCTCGTAACTGCCCGAAGGGTGCTTTGATTCAACCGCCTCTACCTTCTCGCCAGTCTTAAGGTAATTGATTATTCCCGAACCCAGCTTTATTTCATCGTCTTTGTTGTCTCCAGACGGCTTCATCCAGTCCTCATCATCGTCAATCCCTCCAAACCCTTCAATCTCCTCGCCTGTCTCTGTGCTCACGAACAATGCAAACAGTGAGTTGATTATCGCTGCCATGATTTCAGCCTCCGTATACCTTGTGAGCTGTTTGAGTGCCTGGATGACGGGTGCAAGGAACGGTACGCCCCTGTATTGCTCCGCCCTTTCCGCATTGAATACGTGCAGGATGTTTGGATTGCCTGTCAGCCTGCCGCGCTTCAACACCCGTTGCCATTTCGGTGCGCCTGGCGAATACTCACCTGGGAAGTTGGAGCATATATAATACGCCACAACCTTTCCATCGGAATTGATTTCGACACCGTTCATGATTACATTTCCGTTTTTAAGCTTGTCATCAAAACCGTCATATTCGGCATTGAGGCTTCCAGGGGTGCTTATCCTGTCGGCTGACACAAGCTTGATTCTTAGCTGGTACGGCATATAATCGCTTTCGTTGCCGTATTGTATTAATGCGAACTCCTCACCATTTTTCAGCCAATCCGCAAACGCTATCTGCTGCAGTTCGTAGAAATTGTTAAGGTCGCACGTATCACACAGTGTTGAGTTGGCCCACAGCGAGAACTCTTTTTTAATCTTTCCCTGAAGTTCTACAGCCTCCTCTTTTGACATCCCTAGAAATTCATAGTCTATTTTGGGTTTTGGAACCAGTCCAGAACCAACGCAGCTTGTCCT